TTTTTTGTCTTAGGTCCAATGGCATTAAAAATACCTTGCGACTCTGTGTCAACAACACCTTGCACTAAAGAAAGAGGAACACCTTGGCGTTCTGCTTCTTGAGCAGCAAAAGCAAAGATTTCGTCTTTAGTTGCCATTATTGACCTACTGTGTATGTAGAACCATCAGGCTTCTTAATCAAAATAGCGCCAGTTGATTTACTACGTCCAACTGTAAAACCTGCTGGCATTACAGGACTACCTTGTGAGCCACCTTGTTGCCAAGAAGCAATTTGCTCATTAAGGAACTGGTTAACCTTTGGATGGTTATACAAACGTGGATTATCAGGAGAGTTAGCCCATGCCGTATAAACAGCTTTAGGATCACCTGTGTAGGCATCAATGAATCTCTGTCGGGCATCATCTTTATCTGCGGCAGCAATCTCCAAGGCAGATACATACTTGGTAACAAACTTAGGATCAGTTACACCAGTAGTTGCCTTGTCAACAATTCCACCTTCAAACGCATTGGCATTGCCTTTAATGTTGCTCAAACCTTTCAAAACACCTTCAGAACGTGTCTTGTTGAGCAAGTTAACATTGCCTACTAATGAGTCAAATTTATCGCCAACGCCAGGTATAGCTCTCATGTAAGCCGCACCAGTACTAAAAAACTCTGTCAGTTTATTAGGATCAAGTTGTTCAGCAGCGTTATACAAATATTCAGCAGAAGTCTTACGATCACTAACAGTCAATGCAGCATCAAGAGCAGTCTTTGTAAACTCATTGTATCGATTAGATGTTGCAAGATTTACTGCTTCTTGAGCAGGAGAAATCTTAGCTACTGCACCTGCAACTCCTCCAACTTGTGGATTAGTTCCTGCAGCGCCAGCACGAGGAGGCTGAGTAAGAAGAGAAGATCTAGGAACATAGTAAGTCTTACCATCTGCACCAATAACTTGTTCAACTTGACCTGCGGCTTGACCAACAGCTTCAGCGGCTTTAATAGACGTTAGGGCTTCTGTAGAACCAGGAATAGCCATTTGCTGAATATTACCAGTAGGTCCAACTCCAAGCATAGTGTTAGCTGATACTTCTGGCTTCTGAGTCAACAATTGAGACATCATGTAGTTCTGCACAGGGTTAGCAGAATACTGACCAGTTGCAGGATTAAATTGAGTCTGTATACCTTCTTTTTGTGTTGGCAAAGCACCGATCACCCGTCCACTTGCATCAACACGTAAATCACCTTGGAACTTGGGTTGCATAGCCGTCAAAGTTTCACGAATCTGTGGTTGTGCAGGGTTTCCTGATAAACGCAAAGAATCTAATAAAGCTTGGTTGTAATCAATTGGAGCATTTAGAATTGTTTGCTGATTTTGAGCCGCAGTTAAAGTTGGTCCACCGCCACCACCCATTGCACGTTGACCTGCTTGGAATGTAGTTGGAGCATACTTCTCTTTAAACCCTGCAAGTTCTGCTTGTTGCTGTTGAGCAATCTGAGAATCACGAATCATCTTCTGCATATTTAAAGAAGTAGATGGAATATCCATTGCAGACTTAAAGCCAGTAGCGGGATCACCACTTAACAAACTACCCAACAAGAACTGTTGAGTGGCCTGTTTCTGCATTGATTCTTTTTCAGTATCAGACAATCCCGTCAATGCGGCATCAGATAACAACCCAATATTAAAAGGCATAATTTACTCCTTAACCAATACCAAGCAAGCCAAGCAAACCTTGGCGTGAAGTAGATGTAGACTGCATTCCAGAGCCACCACCAACATTGATACCCAATGCTTGATTGAGAATCTGTTGTTGCTCCAATGGCAGATTGCGGATTGCATCCAACTGTTGTTGTGAGAATCCTTGTTGCAATGCACCTTGTTGTTGAAGTGCTTGAGCGCCAGTAAGTCCCATTTGTTGGCCTTGACCTGCAATGTTTGCAACTTGACCAGCCGCACCCAAACGCTGTTGATTAGCTTGTAATCCTGCGCTTTGATTAGCTAAATTTGCTTGCAAGAAATTAGCGGCATTAGCCAAGCCAACTTGATTTTTAGATGCTTGGTTAGCAAGGTTAACTTGTTGTGTGTTTTGAGTATTAAGTTGACCAACATTAAAGTCATAACCTTGATTTGCTAAAGCAGAACGTAATGCGGCATCTTGATTAGCTTGAAGAGCTTTTAAAGCAGCGTCTTGATTAGCCAAACCAAACTGTCCTGCCAATTGCAAAGACTGTTGAGTTGTCGCCAAATCTTGAGCTTGGTTTAATTGTTGTGCTTGCATCTGACGAGCAAGATCTGCTTCAGAAGCACGTTGCGCTTGATCGTAAGCTTGGGCATTTTGTTGAGCAACTAATCGAGCCGCATTCTCTCCAAACGCACGATTAGTCTCTGCCTCTGCTACACCTTGGCGAGATCCACCAAATGCTTTAGCCGCAGTAGCTTGAGCCGCAGTTTCTTGTTGCTGTAATTGGCGTGAACGCTCTAAGTCTGCCAAACTTTGATTAGTTACAGCTTGCGTATATGGATTCATATACTGCTGAATGTTTTGGTTCAAAAACGAACCAGCCGCAACATCACGAATGTTTGCACGAGCTTCAGGTGCAATTTGTTTTAATGCTTCAGAAGCAACATCAGCACCAGTAACTTTTTCTGATGCAATACGTTCTGCATTAACATCACGAACTGTTCCACGGCTTAATTGAGCAGCATTAGCCAAAGCAGCCTCAACATCACGAGAAGTTACTCTTTCAGGTTGATATAGACCTGCACTAGTAGCTAAATTAGACGCAGTACCAAGCTGGCGCATTTGCTGACTATTTGGGTCTGCAAATTGTTGCGTTATGCGAAAAGCATTTTGTTGGTCAGGAGTAAATCCTGCAAACTCTCTAGGAGCTAGACCAGCGGCAACACCTTGTGCGCTTTGGACATTGGCTAAATATGCATCACGTAATGCAGGATCTAACTGCTGTTGACTTGAACTTCCACCGCCTAGAGACATATTATTCCCCTTGTATCCATTTAATTGCATCATCATGTGACGTAAAATATCGCCACATTTCCGTACTTACATCTCTCATTGCTTCTTTTCCTCTAAGCAATAAGACAATCATTGGTGCTATTTGTAATGAAATAATACGCAATGTGAGCGCATAGGCTCTGTCGTTGGTATTACCACTTTCAAGTTCTACAGAGTCTTGCCAAGCATTTATACTCTGAACCACTAAAGGCATTAAAAATGTCTTATTCTGATTAAAGAACTCATTTGTAGGCAGCGTCACCAGCGCATTCCAAAAGACAATATCTATGTCTTTTCTGCTAGGCTCTTTATCCTTGTCTACCAAGTCATCCCATAACTCGGCTATACCTGATAAAGCGACTAAAAAGTCTACAGCACTCTGGTTGCCACCAAACCATTCTAACAGTTTGGCATTCCTTAGTTCACGCCAATCTTGAGAATCATGGTCAATCATAATATTTACTATTAAAAATAGCTAGTTTTATCTCAAACTACCAAGTTTTCCATCAAACCTGATAGTGCCAACTCGCCAATCAGTTAATCTAACGCCTTCAATCTTGGCGGCTACTTGCCTTCCGCTTATGCGTACTGAAGTAGGACTTGCCATTGAATATGGGCCATAGTTATATTCTGTCGCATTGGGGTAGAACTTGGTGCTAAATCGAACTTGGACATCACCCGCAGTCTTTTCATCAGGGACTAATCCTGTCAGACTCATGGTTCTATCTCCATTACCCAACTCTACTGGTCCAGACTCAGCAAACAATGTCTGCCCATCATAAGCAAAACCAATTTCATGCTCATAGACATACCCGTCTGTAGAAACCATAATTGGGTTAGAGAAGATGCCACGATCTGTGCCGCAAGTACGAGCCAAAGTGCCGATAGCCCAATGATTCTCACGATAATTGTAAGAAACGTATGAATCTACTTCATTAGAAGCAGAACTTGGGTAAAACCACCAAATCTCACCATAAGTAGAGTTGTGTACGCAATAAACTTTAGATGACTGAGTAGCGTTCATATTGCTGAACACGTAATCCGATACATCTGAGTTCAATGGCTTGACAAAACCATCGTACATCCAGAATCCTGCTCCAGACATCCAAATACAGGCATTATCAGTAGCCGCTACTGCTTGCTTAGATATAACGCCACAACCACTACCAATACGCTCAAAGCTATAGATGAATGGTGGGCCAATATATGTGGCAGTATGCACATCAACATCAGTAAACAGAATAGTCGCTCCACGAACACGTTTAGCGCACATTAAAGAGCCAATAGTGGTTAACTCAAAGTCGCCAGCTTGATTGGTGGCGGCAGGAGTCCATACAGTATTGTTTTCTTGGTCACACCATTGAACTTTACGAGGATTTCCACCCGCACCTAGTGCAAATAAGAATCGTTCTTGAGTAACAATAAGACCAGTACAGCTAGTTGGTGCGTTAGTAATAGCAACCGCATCACTAGAGGTATTTAATTGCCATTCAAGCAGTTTCCCGTCTTTAGTTGAGCAAGCAACCAAATACTCCCCCCAAGTGTCCATAGACCATGTTGTGGCAGGAGTGTATGAACCTAAATCTGGTCTAGCAACACCATAAGCCGCTGTTCCATAAGTTCCATAGCCATAACCAATCTTCAATACAGCATCTGCATCACCAACAGTAAAACTTGTGGGTGTAATGTCAAACAAAGTACCAGCTTCATTCATTGCATAAAGCTTTGAATGTGTGCCAATTCCGATACGTCTGTTATTAGAGTTATCACGCCAGTTCAGCAAGCCACGAGCTAAACCCGTCATTTGATTGGTAGAACGCTTCCTCCACCCACCAACAGGGCGAATAGTGCCTTCGTACCAACGTACCAAATTTGAGCCATTCCAACGGCCTTTAGATTGATACTCAGTACCATTCTTGTATACGCCTGGAGGAATTTGTAGTGGAATGTAAGCCATATCTTTATTCTATTGCCTAGGTAGGTTAGACACAAAGCTCATTGTAGCAATTAAGGATGCAGTTGATGGATAGTTACCTGCTGCAGCATAAGTTTGAATACTTACTTGTGTACTATCAGTTTCCCACCAAAGCTCAACATAATCAGTTGCATTTAAGCTTAAAAAGTAATTCCATCCAACTAAAGCATGACCATTAACAGATCCATGTTTGCTTGGTACGGCAAAGAATCCAGTTGACCCGACAACTACAGTCCCGTTAATCTTTAACCATACCCTAGCATCATGGTCTTGAGAGTCAGGATTTTCAAACTGACCAGACCATTGCAAATTCCAGATTCCAGCGTCAGTAACTGTAATTCTTGAACTGCTTGCTACACTTACGCCATTGGCATAATCTGTAGTATTTAATGTCATTGCATAGGCCGTATTAGCTAATGCCGCTGTTTGGTCAACAGTACTTTGAAAAGCCCCGTAAGGATTATTCAAGTACTTACCACCTCTTGGCCCAATAACAGACTGTATTGAGTTAACTAACTTAGTAAAAAACAACCTCAAAAGTCCATTGTTTTGATTCTGGACATTTTGAGAATAGACAATTCCTGATGTACTCAAAGAAGGTACAGGAGGTATGTCTAATTGTTGCTTTACATCAGCCATTACTTTTTAAGCCATGTCTGCCAAACTGCACCAGCAGCAATGACTAAACCGCCAATCCACAAAACTGGTTGTGCAATAGATGCTATCCAGTTAAGAACCTTTACAGCACCCTTGGCAGCGTCAATAGCAGTTACAAGGTCTTTAGTGTTCTTATCTATTTCATCTACCTTTGCTTCAACAGCTAGTAGACGCTCATAGATTTGCTCATGGCTTACATCTTTCATGGAGCATCAGGCCAAGTAACAGTCCAAGGGAAACCTGTCTGCGTAGTTACATCACGCAAGGCTTGACGATAGGTAGCCCATACTGCTTTGTCTACAGGAGCATCAGCTACTTGTGTCCAATCACAGTCTTTCAGTTTTTCATCTCTTGAAGCACGAACACTCTTAGCCTGTTCAGCATCTTTAGAAGCTTTGTAATTAGCTTCATTCTGAGCCGCAGTAGTGATGTTGCCATCAGCATCTTCTGTTTGAAAGAATGATGGGCCAAGTATATATTTGGTGTACCACTTACCATCTACTTGCTCAACACCAGAGGCTTGAGAGTATTGGTAAACAGTACCACCTGATGCTTGTGCGCCTTCAAAGACTACATCAGCACCCAAAGCCTCTAAGACTTCAGTTGTTGTTGTCTCCCATGATGGGCCACCATTGGCTTTTGTGTATGCACGAAATTCACTCTCGTACATGACTATGCCTGTTTCTCTGATTC